ATCAATAACAAGTCAGCGCCACGGCCCGCCAGTGCGCTACCAATACCACACGCGTAATACTCTCCACCAACGCTTGTGTTCCACCTACCGGCAGATTTTGAGTCCGATGCGAGTGAAACATTTGGAAATATTTCGCGATATTGTTCTGTATTAATAAGGTTCCGCACCTTACGTCCAAAATCCACAGCTAGGTCTGTAGTGTGAGAGACCATCATAACTTTTTTAGTCGGGTTCCGCCCTAAAAACCACGCAGGGTACATAATAGACACAAGCTGCGACTTCCCGTGACGTGGTGGGATGTTAACACATATGCGGTCTTTCTCGTCACGCTCGATAGCCATAAGCATATCAGCGAGAATCCTGTGGTGTTTACCAACAATAAATTCCGGCATCATATGTTTACAGAACTCAATGAGGTCTTCGTGCGCGGCTTCATTATGTTTCCTAGCCGCTAGCTCATCTACAAGCCTATCTATTTCTTCAACTTCCTCGGCGCTATACTCATCGAGGTTTGCCAACATCGCTTGGACTTCATCTTCCGTAAATTCCAGAGCTGTACTACTCATCCTCAGCGCTCGACTTCAGTCCAAGTTCTTCCTCAACGTCCACTGCATCCCCGTCAATAATAATGCAGTCATCCGACTCAGGGTTAACTAGCCTAGCTAACTTAGACCGTAACTTGAGCCGTAGGTCATCTGTAGACTGATGAGTTATAGTAACTTCGGACTTTTCGGCGAAGAGACCTACGTCAGATATCTTACCCAGTAACTCAAGTGCACGAAGACGCACGCGGGGGTCCGCGTTATCTGACTCAAGTACTAGCTTGTTGGTAACCATATGCCGAATCTGAACGGCGCTCTCTACAACGGAGCGCCCAAACTCTTGCAAAATATTATTAGTTAAGACCAACGAAGCGGGGGTCATGGTAGCAGCTCTCTTAACTGTTACCTTCTTACTCGTCTTCTCTGGGTCTTCCGCATACGCCAACGCAATACTAGCGGCTACATCTTTATCTTCTTTAGTGGGGTCAACTTCTAAACCGTGTTCGGTTAGTTCCTGCACAGTATTGCAAGCCGCCTCCACGCGAGCCTTTAAGTCCGCGTAGGGCATGTCTTTAGAGTAAGGCACGTTAAGCTCTGTCTCTACAACTATAGTCATTATATTCCGCAGGTTTAATTAACCGTTAACACACTATACAGTAATTTTCTGACAAGGCCACCTATTTTGTTATACTGTGTATAGGTGCGGTGCAATAAATCTAGGGGGCGGTATGTCTAAACACCAATTCTACGGTAGGATATGTGAGACAATACTAACTGAGCATTTTTTACGGTTAGATTACTATGTATTTATCCCCCTCGCTGCCAACGGGCCAGCAGACTTAATAGCAGTCCACAAGGTAACACATAAAATTGTACTGCTGGACGCTAAGAAAGATCGAATAAGGCAGCAAAAGAACAGAAGGTCGCCATCAAGGATTCACCGAAAACGCACCGATGTACAAAAGAAACTAGGTGTGCGTATTGCATATGTTAATATTGATACCCGTGCGGTTCACATAGTACCCCCCATCAAATAGAGCTTGGGACTCCTATGGGGGGCCTTTCCTATATATAGGGGGGTGGGGGTCGCCAATCTCAAAAAACAGAAAAATATTCACCCAGACTAGTAGTATCTACGATACTACGGGACTCCTAAAGCTAAGCGGGGCATGGGGGTAGGGTGGGTTCGGCCTGTCAGCGTTTTGCGTTTTTTGTTAGTGAGCTCACTAACATTCATTTTTGTTTAGTCTTATGCCAATCTATCTATATACATCACGTCATAACCTGTTAGTGTGTATCTATCGAACGGGCCACATTGTGTGGCTCGCGATAACAGGAGTCTATACTATGACAACCAAGACAACCAAGACGGCCAAGACGGCCAAGGTTAACGTGTTCACTCTAATCACGGCCGAGGGAAAAGCCGAGCGTAAATTGGCTGGCGGCCGCGTGATCATTAATGACGCGTTCAAAGCGGACGGCGTAAAAGCCCAATGGTTCAAATCACCGGGCAAAGAAGGTGAAACGCTGCATACGCGCTTTTTCGACAAGTTAAACGCGGCAATCATTGCAGGATTTGAGAAGGCGGACCAAAAACTACTGGCGGCACCAATCAAGTCTCTGGATGATAACCAGAAGGCGGCGCGTAGGACAGCGCAGATGCAGATCGGGGCAAAGCGGAATGATTACCAGACCTCGTTTGAAAACTACCTGAGCCCCAAGTCTAAGACCAAGGGGGCAGACAAGCGGACAGACGACAAGACGTTCTGCCTAGAACGAGTGGCCGCAATGCTTAAGCGCTTAGAAAAAAGTGAAGGCGCGACATTCGATATCATCGAGGTTAGACACCAACTAGTTCAACTAACCAAAGCGCTATCGACCAAGGCCTAACATCTCAGGGTCCGGCACAATGCCGGACCCGCTTTTCTAAGGAAAACTATTATGGACATCAACAAACTTCTCACATTTATTTTCGCCGTGCTCGGCACCATTGCCGTGCTGCTCGCATTGTATGATCTGGCACCCAGTGGTAATTGGATCGCATTGGGCGTGTTAGTTGTTGGATCACAATTTATCTGCATGGCATTTCGCTCCACACTAAGACGTTAACATCTAGGGCTGGCCTTCGGGCTGGCCCTTTTTTTGTCTCTTTGAAACCAGTTCTTATCGTCGCGTCGAGCCCATACCCCGCTGATTTCGGCGCGGAAAGAAACCAGTTCTTATCGTCGCGTCGAGCCCACGCGGATGTTAGTGAGCACACTAACAAGTTACCCTGTATATTATGTAGTAGTCGCCTATCGATACCAGTTCTTGTCGTCGCGTCGAGCCCAAGTCATTGAAAACATGCAATGTTCTTTTGATTGTTCTGTTAGTGAGCTCACTAACATGTTGATACTAAACGATGTTCTTTTTTTTTCGCGCCTAATGTAGCAGAAATGGACCTAATGTAGCAAGCCGAGGGAACATTATAGTTTCATGCCAAAACATGGCAGGGTTTTGCAAGGTGTGGAATTGTTTGCTTATCAAAACGTGCAGTTTAGTTTATTATTATATATATATAGTATAATGTTGCAAATTGAAAAAACTATGTGATTACCTAATTCCCAAACGCCTTTGTTCCGTCCCTCCGTCCCCCTCTTTGCCGTACACTTAAAATCACGAAAAACAGCAACATTGCAACATTACTTTGTTATCAATGACTTGCCAGCCCCCACTAAAGAACATTACAGAACATTACAGAACATTACACACCTTGACACGTCCTGATAAACCTTGACATACCCCGACACATCTGCTACACTTACTACAGTTGATGGATAGTCTATCAACACATACAGGAGAACACGTTATGACAAGTCAATTAAGCACGTTATCAGTTCAGTCAGGTGAGTTTGTTAGTGAGCTCACTAACAATGATGTTTCAAGCATCGCCTCGTCAGCCATGTTGGTGGAGCTTAGCATCTCACAGTGGACAGGACGTAAGAGAGACAAGCGCGCCAGTTCAGATGTTACCTCTCGCAATTACGCGGACAACGGGGTTGCATCAGTCAACAAGAAGCTGATGGGCAAATGGGAGAAGCTCGACGCCCTGCACAAGTTAACAGGCAGCATCCGAAACGCGCACTATAGTATGACAATGCCATGGTCCGACACTGGGCTGCGTCTGGTAGCGACCGCAAAGTATTTCAAGTATCACCAACAGATGACTGAAATGCAGACAGCATGGGAGACACTTCGCGACGAGTGCATTGCCGAGTACGACTGGGAGCTTAGCAGCGCGCAAGCATCGCTTGGTGACTTGTTCCTGAGTACTGACTATCCGACTGTTAGTGAGCTCACTAACAAATTCGCGTTCCGCCTTTCCTACATCCCATTGCCAGAGGCTGGTGACTTTCGCGTCGATATCGGCAACGAGGGTAACGAGCAGATCAAGGCGCATTACAAGGATTACTACTCGCGTCAACTTACTAATGCCATGAACGATGTATGGCAGCGCACACACAAAGCACTTAGCGCAATGTCAGAGCGCCTCGACTACGCAGGGGCCGAGACCAAGAAAGTGTTCCGTGACTCGTTAGTAGACAACGTAGTTGAGATGATCGATCTACTCGATGTTTGCAACATTACACAGGACAGCCAGATGTCCAAGATCAAGAATGATCTGGATAACGCGTTACGAGGCATTACGCCAGACGCGTTGCGTGAGGACAACTACCTTCGCGCCGAAACCAAACGGGCGGTAGATAGTGCTATCGCTTCACTTCCATCACTTGATATCTAATAACTCAACAGGAGAACATGTTATGACAAACGCACAGCAAATGTACGCACTCAACCTCGACCAGATCGCCACAGCCATACGGCATGGTGGCAACAAGCGGACGGTCCTGATACAGGGTCACATGGGCACGGGCAAGAGCTCGTTGCTCAAGACCTTAGCCAAGGAACTTCCCACGCATACCCCGTGCTACTTCGACTGCACGACCAAGGACTTGGGGGATATCAGCATACCCAAACTTGCTATGCTGGATAGCGAGGGTAGCGACTACGTCACGTATGCTACCAACGAGGAGCTTGGCGCGCATATCAATGGGCCGATCATCCTGATGGTTGATGAGTACGGCAAGGCCAACCCCGCTGTTAAGAACTCAATGCTTAGACTTATGCTTGAGCGCAAGATCGGGAGCTACACGCTGCACGAGGACAGCATAGTATTCGCGACCACCAACCTCGGCGCGGAGGGTGTGGGAGACTTGTTACCACCCCACGCACGTAACCGCATGACGGTAAGCACTGCACGTAAACCTGACAACATGGAATGGATAGAATGGGGCATCAACAATGACATCGACCACAGTGTACTTGGCTGGGCAAAAGATAACCCGCAGCTCTTTGCGTCCTTTGAGGATGTCAAAGACCCGCAAGAAAACCCGTACATCTACCACCCCCGAGATCAGCGGGCAGCGTTTGTCACACCCCGCTCGTTGGAAGCAGCCTCGGACTGGCTCAAGCAGAGATCGCTGTACGACGATCAAACCCTGACATCTTTACTGATGGGTACTATCGGTGATCGCGGGGCGATGGACTTGATGGCCTTCGTCAAGCTCGCCGACCAGCTCCCGTCATTGGAGAGTATCAAGCAAGACCCACTCAGTGCCAAGGTGCCCGACAGTGACGCAGCCGTGTGTATGGTGGTGTATCGTACACTAGCAAGTCTAGACAAGACTTGGCTCAACTCATGGATGGACTACATGGTGCGGCTCGATAAAGAAGCACAGGGCCTGTTCGCCAATGGGGTACGTAATCCGAAGTATTCCAAGCAGTCAATGGTGATGACCAACAGGAAGTTCACCGACTGGGCCATGCAGAACAACTACATGTTCGCAGCAGACAAGGCGTAACATGTTAGTGAGCTCACTAACAAACGGGGTGCAGTTACACCTGCACCCCACTAACACACAGGAGAACAAGTTATGTTAGCAATGGGAAAGACACTAGCGGTAGAGCAGCGGTTATCCAAAGCCGTTGTCGATATCATGGCAAACCCTAAGTATGTCGCGCTTGCTGGTGTGCTTATGATCGGTGATCGCACGGTATGTGATGATGTCCCCACGGCATGTACGAATGGTCGTGATGAGATGTACGGTAGGGAGTTTGTCTCTGACCTCTCTGACTCACAGTTAAGGTTCTTAGTTTTGCATGAGAGCTATCACAAGCTATACAGACATCTCACCACGTGGGAGCATTTATACCGTGAAAACCCTCAACTCGCAAATCAAGCATGCGACTATGTTATCAACTGTAAGATATCCGACGACAACAAGGATGGCTTCGCAGTCATGCCGGAGGGCGGTCTACTGGATGCACGCTTCCGCGGCATGGACAGCGCACAGGTATACACCTTACTGAAAGATGATGAGGAGCAAGGTGACGGTCAGGGCCAAGGTCAAGGTC